TTTACGACACTCTTATTTCTGCGAAGAAAATAACCTCAAGCGACGTATTGAGAGTAATCAAAAAAATTACATGGACAAGTGGAACGATATATGAAATGTATCGACCAGATTATAGTATCAATAAACTGAGTCCACAAACAAGTTCAACAAGTTTGTACAACACAAACTACTATGCAATGAACTCAGATTTCAGAGTATATGAATGTATATACAATGGTGCCTTACCATCCAATAGTGGTGCAGGTGTTATATCTCTGGAAGAACCAACTCACACTGACTTACAACCAAGACTTGAAAGTGATGGATATATTTGGAAGTATCTTTATACTATAAAACCAAGTGATATCATAAAATTTGACAGTGCTGAGTACATACCAGTGCCAGCTAACTGGGGGACAAATACTGACGTAGCAGATGTGAGAAATGCTGCTGTTGATGGAAAGATTGAGACTATAGTCATAGAGGATGTTACTAATGCGTCCTATCAATTCAATGGTACTAAAAACGCAGTGCCCATAAGGGGAGATGGATCTGATGGACTGGCATCTGTTACATTCATCAACGGTAAACCCTCTGCTGTTCAGGTGACTAATGGTGGTAGTGGATATTCGTTTGCAACTTTAGATTTAGATGATGTAGTCACAGGTAGTGGTGCATCATTCTCTGTCATCGTCCCCCCACCTGGCGGTCATGGTGCAGACATATACAGAGAACTTGGTGCAAACAAAGTTCTTGTATATTCAAGAATAGAGAACAGCGACGTTACTAACCCTGACTTTCCAACTGGTAACCAATTTGCTCGTATTGGTATCATCGAAAATCCTCAAGTACATGGTAGTACGAATTTACTCACTGCTGCTTCTGCTTCAGGTGTATATGGTTTGAGACTTGCAGGTGCTGCTACAACAAGTATGTCAGTTGCAGTTGATGGTAACGTAACACAAACAGTGGGTGTAGGATCTACTGCTGTTGGACAAATTATAGGATATGATCCTGTGACAAAATCATTGCAATATTGGCAAGACAGATCCCTTGCTACGAATGACTCCTCAGGTAATAAACCTACCTATGGATACAAACTAAATAGATTCACTGCGACACCTGCGACAGGTGGTACTACGAACATAATCGTAAGCACCACAGGGGGAGGAACTGAAACTTTATCAATTGATACAGGTTTCACAGGAGTCTCTACTACAGTGAACTCAAGAACATATTATTTTGGTCAAACTTATAACAGTGGACTTGCTAACCCAGAAATCAAAAAATACTCTGGTAACATTATCTACATTGATCAAAGACCAGAAGTGACAAGAGCAACTAACCAACGTGAAGATATCAAAATTATCTTAGAATTCTAATAAGATGCCTCAGAACACCAACCTAAACGTCAGTCCATATTTTGATGATTTTGACTCGTCGAAAAATTTTAGTCGAGTCTTATTCAAACCTGGCAGTCCAGTCCAAGCAAGAGAACTAACCACTCTTCAATCTATCCTACAAGGACAGGTTGAGAAGATGGGTAAACACTTCTTCAAAGAGGGATCGATGATAATCCCTGGTGTATTCAAATATGATGGTCAATATACATCTGTCAAAGTAGAGTCTACATTTTTTGGTGTTCCTGTAGAATTGTACTATGACAAATTAGTTGGTCTAAGAATACAAGGTAAGACATCTGGTATCATTGCACAAGTTGTAAAAGTATTATCCTCTGCATCATCAGAGACAAATCATACTACACTTTACATCAAGTATGAAAAAAGTTCTGATGACTACTTATCAGAGAGTTTTCTTGACGGTGAAACACTCACTACTTTAGCAGACTTTACTTATGGTATTACAACTATATCAAGTGGATCTGATTTTGCTATTGCGATAAATTCAAATGCAACAAATGTTGGATCTGCATTTGCTATTACAAGAGGAGTGTGGTTTGTTCGTGGATCATTTGTTGAAGTACTCCCAGAGACTATAATATTAAATCAATACGAACCTTTTGCATCATATAGGGTAGGACTCAATGTCAAAGAAGAGATTGTCACTGCTGTTGATGATAATAGTCTATACGATAATGCTGCTGGATTCTCCAATTTCACTGCTCCTGGTGCTGATAGGTTCAAGATTAGTGTATCTCTCCTTAAAAAGGAACTAACAGATTTTCAAGACGAGAATTTTATAGAGCTGCAACGTATAGAAGATGGTATAACCAAGAAGATAGTTGACAATACAGTATACAGTGAGATAGCAAAAGAATTTGCAAGAAGAACATTTGATGAGAGTGGTAATTATTATGATGATAAGTTCGATATTGAAGCAAAAGAATGTTTGAATAATAGAGTTGATACATTTGGTACATTCTTCCCAGAAGGACTTACAGATCAGGGCAATACTCCATCAAAAGACTTGTTGAATATAAGAATTGGACCAGGTAAAGCGTATGTAAAAGGATATGAGGTAAAGACTCATGGTTCTCAACACATAGATGTAGAGAAACCTAGGACAACTAGACTTGTAGAGTCATCTGCTGTGCCATTTGAAGCAGGTAACAAACTCAGACTCAACAATGTGCTAAATGGTGCACAAATCAAATTGTCTGCTGCTAATTCTGATTATGTTTCTTTACAAAAAGAGAGATTATTATCTAACAAAGCGACTGCAAGAACAGAGATAGGAAGAGCAAGAGTATATGATTATAAATTACAAAATGCTGCATACTCTGGTGATACAAGTGTGTTTGATTTATTCTTATTTGATATTCAAACAGATACATCACTTACAATAAACCAAGCACATACAATAGCATTACCTGCTGTTATAGAGGGATCAAGATCTGGTGCTAGAGGTTTTCTAAAGTCTGCTGTTTCAAGTTCTACGACTGTAGTATTGAATCAAGTAGCAGGTAAATTTTTGAAAGATGAGCAAATAATAATCAACGGTGAAAATAATGGTAGAGTTATTACAGAAGTAACTGAATTTGACCTAAGTGATATAAAATCAGTTAGATCAACTGCAGCGTCTAGAACTTTTTCTGGTGATGTTGTTTTAGAAACTAAAAAGGATCTCACAGGTAGATCATTCAGTATCACAAGTGGTGGTGTTATAACCAGTGGTACACCTGGTTGGGTGAAAAATTTCAAAGTAGGTGACGTTATATCATACAAACGTGGTGGTCAAACAGACGTGACATTCAACGTCGTGAGTGCAGTTAGTCCTACAAACAATAATGTGACTGTTGTAGCAGCACCTAACACTGTCTCAGGTGTATGTCACAAAGCACTCCCTAGTTCTACTGCAACTGTTAGTGACCTCAAGATTGTAGCAGGTAAACTAAGAGGATCTAAGAGTGGATTCATGTATGCTGAGTTGCCAAACAAGGCGATAGAATCAATAGATCTAACCGATTCTCTTCTACAAATAAGAGTTGAGAGCACAAGTCAGAGCACAGACGGTGATGGACAAATGACATTACCATCTTTGACTGGTACAGATCTAGTGTACGCACCATTTGATGAAGAAAGATATACAGTCATATACACTGATGGATCTGTACAAGCACTTACAAGTGATCAGGTTGTATTGACTGGTGGTGGAAAGGGTGTGACTATATCAGGACTCACAGCAAGTCAGAGTGGTAATGTTGTAGTACATAGCACTCAACAGAAATCAAAAGTAAAATCAAAAGTAAAAAGTCTAACAAGAAGTGCTAGTATAGTCGTTTCAGGTTCATCTAAAACAAACTCAGGTGTCAGCACTGCTATTGGTGACGGTCTTACATCAAGTTCTGTATTTGGTAAACGTGTACAAGATAGAGAGATATCATTAGATGTACCAGATGTAGTTTCAGTTGCTGCTATATTTGAATCATCAGGTACAGGAGATCCCAGTGTACCTCAACTTACATTAGGGTCATATAACGGTCCAAGTGCTAATAACAGTGATGTGATATTGGGTGAGATAGGTATCGGAGTCAGTTCTGGTGCTGCTGCCATGGTTCTTGGTAGAAATGGTACAACAAAAGTAGATGTTATATTCAAAAATAGTAAAGCATTCAAGGAAGAAGAGGAAGTAAAATTCCAAGAGAGTGGAGTTCGTGCAGTACTATCAAACGTAGATCCTGGCGATCCTAATATAAGAGCAAATTACAAACTTGATAATGGACAAAGATCAGAGTACTATGACTTTGGTAGAGTTGTACGTAAGCAAGGGTTCCCTGAACCACAAGGAAGATTGAAAATATATTTTGATCACTATGTTATAAACTCTGAGGACTCTGGTGATGTTATAACTGCTAACAGTTATGATGCAAGTGAATATGATAATGTTCCCATTTTTGACGAATTGAGAAACACAGATGTCATAGACTTTAGACCAAGGGTTGCAGCATACTCTGGAAGTAGATCACCTTTTGAGTTTGATTCGAGAGATTTCTCAGGTTCAGGTCAATCTGCAAGAGTTCTTGTATCAGACGAGAACCTTACGTTTGATTACAAACACTTCCTTCCAAGGATAGATAGACTGTATGTCGCCAGAAACGGAAGGTTCGTCATAAAGCAGGGTGAACCTGCTGTCAGACCAGTAGAACCAGAGGGCATACCAAACTCATTTGAACTCGCTAAGATAGAGTATCAACCATATGTCTTTGATGCAAAACGTGAGGTAGTAGTTACCTTCCGTGCAAATCAGAGATACACTATGAAGGATATAGGTGCTCTTGAAACTAGGATTGAGGGTTTGGAGGAGACCACTTCACTTTCATTACTTGAATCTAAGACAGAGAGTTTGGTTATCACAGACCCAACTACAGGTTTGGATAGATTCAAGAATGGTTTTGTTGTTGATCCATTCAATACATTTGATGTTGCTGATAAAACAGTTCCATTCCTAAAATACGATCTTGATGAAGGAAAGCTCGTCTCACGTAAATACACAGATTCTATTGATCTGCTTGTTGGTTCTAATAGTGTTGTGGGTACGAACGGTACTCCAGATCTTTCTCTTGACCCAAGGTATGTAACTGATTTTGGTAATCCTAATATAAGAAAGACTGGTGACCTTATAACATTAGACTATGAAGAAGTTATAGAAAGAGAGCAACCATTTGCAACAAGAGTAGAGAACGTAAACCCATATATGATAAGGAGTTGGGCAGGTAATCTTACACTCAACCCTGACTCTGATGTATTCATCACAAGTGAAGCACAACAGTTAGGAGATTTTCTTGCTGATTCTGCTGGTACAGATCTCATCGTCACTGAGAGAGATATACCAGACATGAGAGAGCAGAATATTGAATTTGTTGGTACTCGTCTAAAACCTGGCACGAACCATTACAGTTCATGGGCAGGTGTGGACATGATAGAGAATCGTGATAATATCATACCAAAACTATTAGAAGTAACTCCTGTAAGTGGTGCATTTCAAATAGGTGAGACTGTAAGTGGTTTGATTCCAGATAGCACAGGTGGCACAGAATTTGTAGCATTGAGATTTAGACTTGCAACACCAAATCACAAAGATGGTGCTTTCAATAGTCCTACAATAACATTCAACAATAATCCATACGAAGCAAACGTCGGATTATCATCTTCATATTCTGAAACTTCAACTGTATTAAATATCGATACTAAGTCTTTATCACAATTGTCTGATCCTAACTTCTTTGGTTTTGCCGAAGTAGGTATGAGACTAATAGGTGAAACAAGTGGTGCAGAGGCAACAATAAATCAACTAAGATTGATAACTGATGATGTGGGTGCAGTGATAGGTTGTTATCATATTGAACAAGGACAATTTATAAACGGTACTAATACTGCATTGATCACCAGTGTAAGATCAAATGATCCGATAACACCTGGTGTAAACTTCAGTCGTGCTAGTGCAGATCACTTCTCAGAGGGTACTTTAGTCACTGAAAACACTCTTGTAAAAATAGAGCCAGAACCAGTAATACCAATTGTCAATTTCATAACAGAAATTACACAAAATATAACAAATGTAACCAATGTTACCAATGTTAGGAATACTATCATTCAACAGGAGGTTGATGATGACCCACTTGCACAGACATTCCAAGTTGACCAGACTGACGGTATCTTTATAACATCTGTTGACTTCTTCTTTGCAACAAAATCTGACACAATACCTCTTGAATTACGTATAGTTGATGTGGTCAATGGTTACCCATCTAGAAATGTTAGAAAACATGGAACCGTAATTAAGAATCCAGATGAGGTCAACATATCAGCAGATGCATCTGTACCAACTACATTTACATTCCCATCACCAATATATCTACCAGAAGGTGAATATGCTTTTGTTGTAATTACTGCTACATCAGATTATAACCAGTGGATATGCCAAATTGGTGAGGCAGACATTTCAACAGCCGAAGAATCAGAACTAGGTAAGGTTATAGTAACAAAACAACCTACGCTTGGATCGTTGTTCAAAGGTCAAACAGCTGGGACATGGACACCATCTCAGTTAGAGGATATGAAGTATACTCTAAGACGAGCAAAATTTGTCTTAGATCCTGGTACAATAAGATTCTACAATCCAGTACTAAACATACATGATATTAGAAATAGATTACCTGAGAATCCAATAGAAACATTCTCTAAGAGAGTGACTGTAGGTCTTACATCTTCTATTGCTACCAATGGTGCTGATGTAGGTTCTATCATTACACAAACATCCAACTCCACTGCTAGTGGTGTGGTTGCTGAGAAATTAGCACACCTATCACAGGTTGCTACCACATTGTCAATTACAAATGCAGGTACAGGATACGAGGATGCCACATACAGCACAGTAAACTTTACAACCTTGACAGGTAGTGGATCTGGTGCAGTGGGCGTTGTCACAGTATCGTCAGGAAATATCACTGGAGTTACTGTCAAGGGTGACAACACTGGTAGTGGATATCAGGTAGGTGATACTATAACTGCTGCTCTTGGTACAAAAGGTTTGGGTCAGGATCTCGTTCTTACAGTGGGCGTGACCACAGCAACAAATGCATTGGTCTTGACAAACAATACAGGAACTTTTGATACCACTAATACACTTATATCAGATGGAACAACTCTACCTAACATTATACCTGCCACAGTTACAACAAACACTGATCAGTACGATGGATTACACTTCAAGGTAACACAGTCAGATCATGGTAATCATGCAGCAAATAATACAGTCACTATCGCTGATATAACAGGTGATTCAGTGCCAACTAAAACAACTGTAGCGTACGGTATAAGTGCTACAAGTGTAGTTTCTGTTGCAAGTAGCACAGGATTCAATTTCTTTGAGGGAGAACAAGTGACAGCCAGCAATCCTGGTTTTGCTTTGATTGGTAATGAAGTTCTTCAGTATACATCTGTTGGAACAAATCAACTTAGTGGTACTATTGTTCGTGGAGTAGACGATAGTCTAGCAATGACTCATCCAATAGGCACACCTGTGCAGAAGTATGAGTTGTCTGGTGTATCTCTAAGAAAGATAAACAAACAACATTCACTTGTGAATGTGACTTCTAGTATCGAAGATAAGGTCACTCTTGATTCATATCACGTCAAGATTACAGGATCTAAG